ACCACCCGATAATATCAATGAAGTTTACCTGTGGTCCCGATCTTGATGCAGATGGAAACTGCCATGGCTCATTTGTCGCATTGCAGCCTGTTGGCGGGTCAGACCCGTTTGACGCCCATAGATCGGGTGCGCCATGGGATGGAGATGCCTTCGACAACCTCAGTTTGAACGCAAATCAAGGAACATTTACCGCCCCCAATTCGGTCAAGATTTTTGTGGCAGTAACCGACAAGACAGCGTCTGACGGCTCCGAAACGCCCGCAGTAGTCACCTTCAAGGTTCACTACCTTGTGTCCGCTGCCCCAGCGTGGGGAGGTAGCGGTGCCGTATAGATCCAGTCGCCCAGGTGATTTCAGTCAAACAACGACGGGCAAAAACTACCCCCATTACCATGGTTGGCGTCGGTTCAATACAAACGATTCGAATATCGTACATGAAGATCCCAACAATCAAGTAGACGGCGCTACCGAAACAACAGGAACCAGTGTTGTCGATGGGCACACAACGTTCACCCTAACCGACTCAACCAGCGCGGTTACGCCCCCCGCCGACATGGGTATCTGGTGTCAATCTACCCCACTGACCGACATGTACGGCGTGCCTGTCAACTTCTCCAGCGCGTTCACGCTGATGACAATGGTTGAGTTTATCAGTGTTACGGGTGATGTTCAGACAAGTGGGAGCACCAAGCATACACCATCATTTGGCCTTGGCATTGCAACGCTTGCGCCTGGGGGCACTGGTTCTGAGACAATCAATACATCCGACAACAAGTGTTTTGGAAGTGGGTTGAATGTCATTACTGACACACCCACGTTCAGGGCGATTAGGTTTTCGGGTGCTGGCGGGTCAGTTGTTCATACTGTGGCTGGGCAAAAGCCGCTTCTTGTCACCGATTACCACATCGGGCCTGGTCTTGGAACTTACAAAGAAGAGGATACCAACTGGATTCATGCCACAAACTTCGATACTTCTGGAAACAGTTACGCGAAGTTCAAACCTTCAAGCACTACTGACGGAACACTCAGGCAGTATCAGGCGACTGATGCAGCTTCCATCGACACAGATGGTCCTATCTACCTGTTTGCGTTCGCAGGCAGCTATACCGCATCAAATGGAAGCTTTGATCCGGCAGTTGTGAAGTGCCGACTTTGGTATATGGTCAATAGCGACCCATCTGGATGGGCGAGGTTTACAGGATGACACAAGACGATCTCAACAATGAGCAAGAAGCACGGGCAGGTGCCCAAGAATCGACTATTTCAGAGGTAGATGCTGATAAAGTCGTGACGAGTTGGGATGTTGTTAGGTTCTCAGCAACACTACCGACGACCATGTGGGATGAGATCAAGGCTTCTGCCGCTGACGCCCTCGTTTTTGTACAATGGCTTGAAAGCAAGAGGCCCGAGTAACTTCGTTTCTCATCTATAAGGACCCACCATGAGTAGCAATCTCAAAACTGCCAACTTTGACTCATCCGTTCTAAGGTATAAACTCGTCTCTGACTCTTCCTTGACCGGCGCAGCGATTGTCGACGTCACACAGGAATCAGGGACGCTATACTACGTCACATTGAACGCGTTGACAGGCATCAACAACAACTACTACGTCAAGTTCAAGTTCACGACAGGTGAAGTTGTTGTCGGGACCACCGAGCCCGACCTTGTCTTGTATCTTGCCCAAGACACTGAACTAAAGCTACATATGCCCGCAGGGGTCGCATATACAGCACTCAGTGTTTGGATGGTTGATTCTGCCGATGACAATGGCACAGCCCAAACCACTTCCGGCAACTCAGCCTCCGTCACGCTTACCATGGTCACATCGTAGGAGAACCGCATGGCAGTAACAACAGCAAATGTACCCAAACGGTTGGCCGAAACACTGGTCATCGATGTGGATGCCAATGTTAGCGCGGAAGAAACCGTGTTTAGCGGTACAACTCTGGCCAACAAGTTCTACTACGTAGAGTTGGATAACAGCAATATCAACGCAGCTACGTACCTCAAGGTGCAAGACATCGCCCAGTACAATACGTCAAACCCACCTACCTGGCGGTTCTATGCGCCAGCGAACGCCACGGTGACGTATCTCTTCCCTGAAGGGCAAAGCTTCTCTACGGGTATCAGCTTCATCGCTACCTCGACCACTGATAGTACAGACACACAAACGGCACCGTCCGGTGGAACCGTTACAGTAAAGATTCTCGGAGGCACCTGAATCATCATGAAGAAACTAATCGAAGCGCTTTTCTGCTCTCAAAAACGAATGTCGTGGCGTCGTCTCGCTGTCTTGTGCCTTGGTACGGGACTCTTGGCCGCAGGACTGCTCAACTCTGAGCAATGGCTTTACTTGGGCCTTGCTTACATTGCGGGTGATTCTGCCGAAAAGGCATTGGCCGCGATTGGCAAGAAGTAGGTAGGTTGTGGCGACACTGAAGAGTACAGGGTTTCAAGAAGCTGTTGACTACAAGGTCATCGAGTGCACGGCGATTAGTGCGACGGGCACCCAATCGAATGTAGCCAATGGCGCTGGAACCTTGCACGCAGTCATCGTCAACTCAACCAACTCATCAGACCCTGTGTCTGTGCATATCCTTGACGGGGAAGAGTCCGTCAACTCGCAGGTCGTATTCAAGGGAGTAGCGTCTGGTATCAAGACGTTGCAGATACCTACCGGGTTTACATTTGACGAGTTGAACTTCTGGGTCAGCAAGTATAGCGGCGAAGACGACACCACGAGTTTCGCCGGCAACGTTGATGTCTCATTGGTGTGTAGTTGAGGAATCATGGCAGTTACCAAGACCACAACAATCACCGCACTGGCAGGCGTTCTTGTCGTTGATTTTAGGGCGGACTCGTCTTCGGAGAACAACGTTACAGGCAACTCGTCTGGGACGCTGTACTTGGTTGACGTCGACAATAGAGCAAATCCAAGTCAGTCGGCGTATGTCAGGATCAGAGACGCCTCAAGTGCCACCCCGAGTCACGCGACAAATGGTGTACCAACTTGGGTATTCATGGCGCCCCCTGGCGCCAAGATGTCATACGCAATGCCCGAAGGGCAGGCATATAGCGCTGGGTTGAGCATGTGGTGCACGGTCAACAACGCCAAGCAGAACATCTCGTCACCAACCAACGCGGTCGTCGTGAAACTCGTTGCTTCATAGGTCGATATGGATGACTCAACTGCAATCCTGGTGTCTGTTATCTTCGGCTTGCTGCTCACATTCTTCGGTATCAAGCGGCAGGACAAGAAAGACAAAGCAACAGCGGCCCCAAAGAACCAGGCCGCAAATGTCGCACGTACCGTGGCTCAGGAGGAGTTCCAAAAAAACCTCGATGCCATCAATAAGGACCTCAAAGGTGACTCTCCCGCAGACGATTTGGCGTCTCGAGGGAATACGCGACGACGACGATGATACTACTTCTATTGACAGCATTTGCGTGGGGATCAGAACTACCCGAAAGACCCGCACCCCCTAAGGTTGTCGACGGTCAATGCAAAAAGTCTTACGGCATCACAGAGGGACAGCCCCTCCCCAGTGCCCTCGCTGTATCTGTCAACTCGGCTGTATGCTCTGCTGTGGCTGTCCCTCTTTCCGACTACGCAGACCTCCTTGCCACAGAGGAATGGGCGACGCTTGTTGCGACACGCTACCAAATCGACACATCAGATTTGGAACGAGAACGTGATTGGTATAAAGCCAGGTTAGAGGAGGCTTCTAAGCCACCGCCCTTCATGGAAAGACCGACAACGCAGCGCTGGTTTGGTAGAATAGAGACACTGGTTACAGTCGGAGTAGTTGCCGTGGGGCTTGGGGCTGCTTATCAATATGGCTCCGGGGGTACGAAATGACTTACAAAGACTGGGCCATTCCCGCCATTACCGTGATTTTTGCGGCGGGAGTTACCGTTGCAGGTTTTGAGGCAACGGCTGAAGACACTCAAGAACTTCAAGAACGTGTCGGACAACTCGAGTCCAAGTCGGGCAAGCAGGAAGTCATCGACCTGAAGATTGAAGGTGTTGAAACGCGCCTCGACAAGATGGAAGATTTGATGGGCAAGATGGTGGAGATTCAGCAGCAACAGGCAATCAATCAAGCCAAGATTTGCCAAGCGACCAACGCAGACTGTGACTGATGAGGCCCGTTCTTCTTGACTATGTAGCGTCACTCGGGCTCGCTGTGTTTGAGAAGGGTGATTACAACGTCAATATCATCGGAATAAGAAGCAAAGATCATAAGCCCAACAGCTTCGATGACCGTATGTGCGTTGCTTTCAAGGACCCCATGGGTTGGATGACGCACACTTGGGCATGCACAACAGAGCCCGGAAAGTACTGGCTTGAGAACCCCGGCAACGTGGACGGTACCGCAATCCTTGTTCCGGGGCAGTACAGGGGTGTCTACAAGATTGATTTGCACCGTGGAAAGTACGATGCGCTTTGCCAACGAAACGGCAAGGTACGGACGTACAGGGACGATAACAAAGATGACGTCGTTGACCTGTCAAGTGACAGCATCACTGAGGGCTTCTACGGCATCAACATTCATAAGGCTGGAGCGCACTCTACCCAGGTAGACAAGTGGTCTGCTGGGTGTCAGGTCTTCGCCAATGAAGAGGACTTCTCTGAGTTCATGAGCATTTGCCACACAGCACGCACAAAGTGGGGCAACAGCTTCACGTACACATTGATTGACGAACCCGAGTTCTAATCAGCGTCGCTTCCACCGACCGGGACCACTTCTGGCGTCGATTCGGGCACGCTCACCCAGGTCCACAAGCTGGGCAACCCAGCTTTCATATCGAGTCGGCTCGCTTACACTTTCCTTGGGCGCCGACGAGAAAGCCTCGGACAGCCCTTTGACATGACGCATCGTCGGCAACCTATCCCCTGACTCGATGCGACTGACCTCTGACTGACTCAAGCCAGAGGCTCGAGCCAAATCAGCGAGCGTCCATCGCCTCACTTCACGTGCGTGTCTCATGAATCGAGAAAAGGCGCTTATATCCATGGTCTCTCCGTGCTACACCACAACGGTAGCGCGATGAACGGGGTGCGTCAACTTTATTCCTTGACACCCTGTCACGGCTGACATAGAGTCGGCTCATGCACAATCAACCTCATATCACCTATCGAGTTGATCCTTGTACGCAGTTCGAACTGCTTCAGGGTCTTGAAGGCCAAGTTCCTGGAGCCATGGTGTATGGTAGGAACCACTCGAGTCGACGCATGCGCCTCAAAAATGCGTTGTCGGAGCAAATCGAGGGGATGACATCATGCGAGATTTACGCACCGCTGCACGCCGCTTGGCTCGTCGAGGGCATGCTCGCCTATTACTCACTGCCATATACCTTCTCGGCCACGGGCATCGAGGGTATCACTGGATGGTCGAACGATCCCGCCGAAAGAGAAAGGCTCGAGTGCAGAGGAAGAAACCTCGCTGAGAACTTGACGGCAGCAGGGGAACTCAGAGAACACGTTGTCGACCTTGCAACCCCCTATCAGTTCATGGGCATCGAGTGGGCACGCACGCGCCCATGGACAATGAACGTCTGGTCCTGTGGTGCAGGCAAGACACTTGGGGCCATCATGGCAGCCCTCAGCCAAACAGGCCCCATCCTGGTCGTATGTCCAGCCAAGGCCCGTCATGTCTGGTGGAGCCAGATACAGGAATACACCAACCTCAAACCCTTCCGCGTTCGACCCTCATCGGGCCAACGAAAGCGCGACCAAAGCCTGGACGACTACCTTCGAGAATGTCGAAGCGAATACCGTCGCCCTGTGATTGTCATGGGGGCGGAAGCTTTAGCCGACAACCTCGACATCGCACGACGCATCCAACCTACCGTCCTTATTCTCGATGAAATCCATACACACGGAAGCCGCAAGCGGTGGAAGGCTATTCAAGAGGCCGACGGCAGCGTGACCTTCGAGCGTCGGCGTACGGCTGCAAGCAATCGGGCTGACTCCCGCATCAATAGGGAGAACCGCGCCGTGGCGGTCATGGACCTCAGTCGGCTCTCGAGCGTGCGGCTGCGGGTAGGGCTCACAGCAACCCCCCTCGATGACGGCAGGCCGCGGCGTTTGTGGTCGCAACTGGACCTGCTGGCGCCCGGAGGGTTCAGCCACAGCTACTCCAACTTCGCCCATCGGTATTGTGCCGCCCGCCCGGGGCAGTACGGTGGCCTCGATGACACAGGGGCCAGCCACCTGGACGAGTTGAAAGCACGATGCAGCTTCCTGGTGCACGAGGTTCCGTACAGTGAGTCACATGCAGCCCTCCCAGACACCCGAGTACAGGTCGTGTACCTGAGTGCGTCTGAGTTGAACCGTGCAGAGCGGTGGGATGACGACAAGACCTTCGGTCAGGCGCTCCGTGGACTCATCCGGGAGACCCGAACCGACCCGCTGGCACGAGAGCGAGTGGTCGAGGCCCGACTTGCAGAGGCATGTAGCCGCAAACGACGGTATGTAGTGAGTGAAGCGATTGAAGGACTCAAGGGAGGGGGAAAAGTTGTCATCTTCACCGCCCGTAGAAGGGAAACAGAGTTGTGGGAGCACGATCTTCTTCGGGCATTGAGTCGTGGTGATGAAGCTTTAGGTGAGGTCCCGGTTTGGATGGCGCATGGTGGTGTCCCTGAATCCGAAAGGGACACAATGGTCGACGCTTTCAGGGAATCGACAGGTCCCTGCTGTCTAATCGCGACAGGACAAAGCGTTGGCACTGGTGTTGACGGTATGCAGACCGCGGACCTCGCCATTTTCGCCATGCTCCCCTGGAAGCCCGGTGATTTCGTCCAGTGGAAGGGCAGATTCGACCGATTGGGCGGTAGTGCCACCCTATTGAAGGTTGTCGTGGCCAGCGGGACGTACGACGAACGCGTTGTTGAGATTCTTGTGGATAAGTTCGGCCCAATCGAGTCGTTCCTCAAGGCAGACGAGTTGGATGGCCTCGGAGAGAAGCTTCTGGGCATGGAAGACAGTGAATCCCTCGTGAACAGCATCATCAGCAAGCTGGAGGTAGCATGATCGAGGTTCGGTATGAGTGCGACACCTGCGCCAAGTCAAAACTGCTCCGACACAAGTCATTCTCCGCGCTTATGGCCAGTGGTCAGGCAGAGGGCTTCCGGGGTTACCAAGGAAAGCATCTTTGTGCTGCGTGCCGTAAGAAACTCATGGGAAAAAAGAAGTGGGCGCAGAACAAGAAAGTGTCTGAGAGCCGCCAACAAAAGAAACAACAAATCAAAGAGGCGCGTGAACAAGAGGAGCGCTTACAAGCGCTGCACTTGCAGATGATGGAGGCAGACTTCGAAGAGCGCTACAAGGAGAAGTTGCAGACCATGGTGACGAAGTTGGGAGGTGAGGTATGAGTCAGCTTCTCATTGATGCAGGTCGCTCATCGCGTGGTTGGTCACGGATTGGTTCGTTCTTCCGGTGTCCGCAGCTTTTCGCGTACCAGAACCGGCTCGACAAGCAGCTAATCCCCGCCGATGCCCTCACCCGCGGCAGCATGGGCCATGTGCTCCAAGCACATCAGCATGCCATCTGGGGGGCGCGTACCGCAGAAGGTGTTTGGGTTGATGAGGCATGGCACAACGACCCGAGCGTCTTTCTGCCACCGGAAGAAGCCGTACATCAGTGGTGCGACGCCAATGGTGGGCATAAGCACCTTGATCGGATGACTGAGACGTTTCGTCGGTACATGGCCAAGCACCCTGAGGCTCCTGGTAGCGTGGTTGCAGTCGAATACCCTATCACCGCTGTGCTGGGAGAGAAGAGCGGTGTTTGGGGTCTATGGGTTGTACATCCAGAGGAACAACACTTCAATCGCCAAGTTGCCTCGGTCAGAGCGTGGGATGACGACATCATCACGTTGACCCCACTCAACTGCCCCGGTCATCCCGACTCGGGTTCAGCTATCGTGCTCACGCGCCGTCTGGACATGGTCACGAAGGACCGAGCGGGTCGAATCTTCGTCTGGGACCACAAACACCAGGCCAAGGTCGAGCCCAACCGCTCAGTGGACGGCTACGCCATCGATGGGGGCTTCGCCGCCTTCAGAATCATGGGCAAGCAGTTGTATGGGAAGCACTTCGGTGGTGTGGCGTTGAATCTCATCCAGACCCAAGAGCCTTGGCGCGTGGCGCGGCCCATGGTTCCTGCGACTCCGCATCGAGACCGTCACTTCGCCGATATGCTCTGGCGGGCCGAGCATACCCTTGCTCGACTGGACCTTGAACTGCCCAACTACTGGGACTGGCCCAAGGTGCAACACGAGACTACCTGTGTGGGCCGCTACGGCGCATGCGCGGCAATCAAGATGTGCTTTTACGGAGAGGCGGTCACAAACTGACCGGTCGCAGCCATCAACCTACGTTAGACTCTAAAACCCCAAAGCCAACTTCAATCCTGGAGAATATGATGACCGAAAATAATGGGCTGCCTACCGTCATGGCGACGGTGTTCGGCAAGCCGAAGCAAAAAAAGACCAGCGATGCGCTGGCGACGTTCCCTACTGCCCTGTTCCTTGGTGTACCCTCGGCGGTCACCTTGGTCGCGCAGAACGAACTCGGGTTCACCCCCTCGGTGCACCCTGACTCACCAAAGAACTTGCCTGACCTGGTCGCGTTGCTGAGTGCCATGGCCAAGACAGGAAGTGCTTTGCAGTACGGTGCGGTTGTCATCGACGACACGAGCCATCTCTGTCAGCGGTCAATGCTGGAGTGGGCCGAAGAAGCGCCCACAGGTAGGAGCGGAAAGAAAGACCGCTTCTATCAGTACCAGCAGTTGAACCAGCACCTACTCCAGATTGCCCATTTGTCTCGCCATCTGGGTGTCCATCTCCTGATGACATTCCACGAGCGCATGCCAGGTACCAACGCAGACGGTCGGTTCTGTCCAGGCGGCCCCGATGTGCCCTCGCGCAACCAGGTCGAGACACTACCGGCATGGTGCGACATCAACGTGCGTGCCATGGTCGACCCCAACTACCCCGACCCGTGGTTTCCAAGCATCTACTACTGCGACCCGACCGACCCTGAATGGGTCACGGGAGACCGGACAGGTGTGTGCTCGGAGAAGACTCCCGGCAACCTGAGAGAGATCATGAGAGCCAGCGAGAGCAACTACAAGTTGAGCCGCCTTCAAGGTCTCGAGTGGCAAGATGAGGTTGCAGAGATTGTCGCGCAGGCTATGATTTCAGGTACCACCGTGCAGGATGCGATCCACGCGGCGGTGTCAGGTCGGACTGACAATCCATTGCATCTTCGTTGGGCATGCCAAGACGGCATTGCCCGCGGCGTGTTGGCGCAACAGTCCAGCCAATCACTCTTTGACTTCTCGGAGGCTGAAGAGACAACAGGCAACTCGCCTGCTCTCCCGCCGCCACCACCAGTCTCTTGACGGATTGCCGTCAAGTCCATCGGACCTTGCGTCCATTCAACACCAAACCATGGAGCCAATCATGGCTATCAAGATTCCCGGCAGCGCTTTCCAAGGCATCAGTTCTTTGGGCTCTTCCATCCCTGACGCTGGTTACTACGACGTAACCATTGTCGACATCGAGACAGGTGCCAATGACAAGCCCGGTACCCGTCGCTTCCACGTTCAGTTCGACAACGGCTTCAAGATGTTTACCTTCTTCAGCCTTCCCTTCGACGACAACGGCCAACAGCTTCCAGGTCTTACCGAGAAGCAAGTCCGAGGTCGCATGGCTGCTATCCGCACCGTGCTTGAGTCGCTGGGATACAGCAAGGAAGACATCGAGAACGCTGCCGAGATCAACGACAACTGGTTCCTCGGAACACAGAACGGTGGTCGCAAGGCGTACGTCGAGTTCCTTCCCGGTCAGAAGGGTGTCCAGGGCTCGTACAGCGAGATCAAGACCTGGCTCACCAAGCAGCAGTTCGATGCTCTCAAGGCTGCTGATGCCAAGCCCGCTGATGCAAACGTTGCACCTGCGGTCAGCGCATCTCCGGTTCCGTCTGCCGCTCCCACGAACGGCGCACCCATCCCCTCGGCTGGTGTGGCCCTGCCCCCACCGGCCAGCGCGGCTCAGAACATTGTTAGCTGAGCCGTTCGTATAGACCAAGGGCCTCCAGGCCCCGAAGACCCAGCAGGGAGGCATGTGGGTGGTCGCATAGATGTCTCAACTCATTAGCGAGGAGCGAGAATAAGTCAGGGTAGAGCAGTTGGTAGCTCGCTGGGCTCATAACCCGGAGGTCGGGGGTTCAAATCCCCCCCCTGCTTCCTCGCTCCAGTCTCGGACACACAGGAAAGTGATGCCCTACTTCGATCCACAAAGCTGCGGTGCTCAGTGCAATGTCTGTCCACTTGGGCCAGACGGGCCGCTACGCAAAGACGAGTGGAAGCCTGTGGGAGGAGAGTTCCACCATGGAGCCGATGTCCTCGCCATCGCGGAGTCTCCTGGACCAGACGAAGTCCAGCATGGTCGACCCCTCGTTGGTCGCTCAGGTACCGAGTGGAACAACGCCTTGGTGTTCTCCGGCAAGAGGCGCATCAGCGTAGACCTTGACAATGTCATCTCATGCAAGCCCCCTGGCCAAGCGTCCGGTGCGTGGCGTCGAATGGAGAAGTCCCTCGACAGACTCAACAAGAAGAGGATCAAACGAGGCGAGGACCCATACCCACACCCCGCGGCATGCTGCCGACCAAGACTACTGGACGTCGCATCCAGGTACCGCAAGATTATCACCTTGGGTAAGACACCCACATCAGCCTTGACGGGTCAAGTAAGCAGCATCCAAAAGACCCGAGGTGGTCCTATGTACGTCGATGACGACTGGGACTGGGTGCCCGAGAACGGTACCCGCAAGCTGCTACCCACATTGCACCCTGCTTTCATCCTACGTGCGCCAAGCTGGCGGCATGTGCTGCACTCCGACATCTCCAAGGCGTTCCGCTGGTTCGACGACACACTTCGATGGACTCAACCAGACTCACTCATCAACCCAACACCAGAGCAACTGGAAGAATGGCTTGCACAGCAGGCACCCTTCTGGGCATACGACGTCGAGACGGATGGCATCGAACCGCTCGAGTGCAAGCTACGCACCATTGCCATCGCCATCCCCGACCTGGACCAGAAAGGCAGCGTCGCACGGGGGCTTGTCAGCCAGAACGCCCGCGCCGTGGGAGTGGGCCTCCTCTCGACCGACGGCATCACGCGCCTGTACCCACCGGATCAGGAGCAGCGCATCCTCGACATCCTCCGCAACGCCTTCACCGATGGTCGCGTCTGGGTGGGGCACAACGCCGGGTACTACGACCGCATGGTGATTGAGTCGCGTCTGGGTGTCACACCTGCGCCACTGGTAGACACACTGTTCCATGCACGCTTCCGCGCACCTGACCTGCCCAAGGGGTTGAAAACCATCGGCTCCATCCTTACAGACGTCGAGCGGTGGGAGACGACAGAGAAGGGCACCAAGATCAGCACAGGTAGCCAAGACGATACCGAACTTCTCCGGTACAACATCATCGACTCCACGGTGAATGCGCGCATCGTTTCACCACTCATTGACGCGTCAACCTCGGCAGGTGCATTCCGCTCTCTGCGAAACGAACTGAAGCCGAAAGGTTGGCCTGTCGAGCGGCCATGGAACCTCAACGAAGTTGACCATGCCACCCAAGAGATGTGTGTTGGGATGCACAAGACAGGTGTCTGGGTAGACCAAAGACTTCGCGGCGAACTCGAGTTTGAGTACGGACGCTCAGTGAAAGCGAGGTACAAGAACCTTCAGAGTTTGGCCCAAGATGTAGGGCTGAAGGGCCTGGATGCAGATTCTATCAATGACTTGAACCCAGGCAGCGCAGACCAGATTCGTAGCTTGTTGTATGACCGATGGCAGCTTGGCATCCCAGCCACCATGGAGGCCCGGGATTTCTACACCGAGACCGGGGCTCCAGGAACCGGAGACGCAGTCCTACGCGGTCACTTGGCCAGCGGTCGACTCGGTTCGTTGCAGGAAGCTTTCATCAAGGAACTGCGTTTGTATCGCAGAGAGAAGAACAAGATTCTGGGTACCGTGCTGATTCCTCTCCGGCGACGAGACTCTGACCCCGACAAGGGCTTGGTGCACAACGACGGTCGGGTACGCTCTACCTGGAACGCTCATGTCACCAGCGTAGGTCGACTCAGTAGCAGCGGCCCCAACCTCCAGAACATCGGCAATCGCAAAGGACAAGGCAGACTCAAGTCCATCTTCTCTGCACCACCTGGACGCATCCTGGTCGGTGCTGACCTTGACCAAGCGCACCTTCGCATCACCGCATGCTTCTGGGGCATCCCTCGATTGCTCGAGTGCTTCGACACAGGCAAGGACCCACACAACCTGCTGGCCTACGATGTGTTCGGCAACGACTTCAAGAACGCTGGTGGCTGGGGGCCAGATGGATTCAGCCTGAATCGAAAGCCACCGGGCGGTGAAGCCAAGGCCATGCGTGATGTGATGAAAACATTCAGGTACGCATCTATCTATTGGGCGGACCCCACCACAGTTTGGCAGGTGCTGACCAGCACAGAGACCGATGATGGTCGGATGCCCTACCTCAAGTTCGAGACCCGAGAGGTGCGTCACTTCCACAACAAGTGGTTGGAGGCCGAACCTGAATGGGAGACAGCGTGGAAGCACATGATGCGTTGCTATGGGCACCAGGGCTACATGATGGAGCCTGTCATGCTCCGGCGGTCAGGACCGCTCTCGGATGGGAAGAAGAACGAAGTGGTCAACTTCCCCATCCTCGCGGCTGAGTCATCTATCATGCGACTGGCAGAGCACGCCGTCATGGAAGCCTTCCCGTTCAACTACGCAGGTGAAGGTACAGGCATGATTCATCAATGCCATGACTCCATTGCGGTTGAGATACCGATGCCCCCTGGACTTCCACCGGACTGGAAGCCTACAAGAGGGGAGCCCCTACCCGCTGCGCTTGAAGAAGCCCGGCGCACAGTAGAAGAATGTATGACGGTCAAACTCCCTGGATGGAGCGTGACCATGACTGCTGAGGCCGATGTAGGTCGTAGCTTGAAAGATGTCTAAGGAGGTGAACAATGAACAAGGCACAATGGTTTCTCGCCCATTCGAAGAGAGACGATGACAATGACATCAACTACTGGTGTACCCAACTGGAAGAATCACTGAGCCAGTCAGGCTGGAAGGCAAAGGTCGTGCCAGGTCGAGACGACTACGCCACACGGTCAGCGGCCCTCGGTGGATGGAAGGCTTGGTGCCGTGATGTACCCTGCGGCAAAGACTATACCGGGGCTCCCCTATTCCACGGTGTCATCGTTCCGGCAGATGCTGTTGACGCTGCACCGTCAGTGGGTAAAGCCACCGCCCAGATCCTACAAGGATTCCTACGCGAATCGAAGCACGTCTACGCATGGTGCCCCGCGTCACAGACTTTCCGTAAAGTGTCTGAAGTGACGCAACTACCCGATGACAACTGGGTTGCGTGGGCACGGTTGGACTTTAGTTCTTGACGCTGCGGTACGGATTCGATAGGCTTACCAAGAACCCAAAGCACAACCCCCCTTGGAGGATCAATGCGACCCTTTGTCAAAAGCATTTACAGTAATCTCAAGTCTCCGCGTCCATGTGGCGATGCCTGGAGTGTCGAACTCGGACAGCACACGTTGCTGGTCGGGACGAATACCAGCCACAAGAGCAGCGTCATTCAATCTGTCGAGTTGGCTCTTGCCGGGTCAGCCGATGACATCTTCGGTCGACGTGCCGTATCCGACGCTGCGCTGCTCATGACCCTGGCTCCCGCAGATGAACTCGGGGTATCCGCGGTTCTGTCTGACGAAGAACACGCGCTGTTCAACGTCCAGCGTGAGGCGGGCAAGGTCAAGCGACCACAACACAAAGGGCCAGGTAAGTCTGCGCTGGTACATCGTATGGTGAGTGAAGCCTTGGCAGGCTCGACAGC